CACTTCTACATTCCGGGTCAGAGTGGTCCATCACTCAGGGGTTACGTTTCGAGGGTTATACCTCTCCGAAATAAGCCCTCGCAGTCTTGTACCAAGACTGGTTGTCTTCGTCGGAACGAGTCCGATCGTAGATGTCGATGTAGTCCCAACACGGAGCTACACCTACTTTCAAACGATAAGATGTCTTCCTGAGTCTGAAAGACACCCTACCGCCCTGCAATACGCCCTTAACGGCCGAAAGGAGGATCGCACTAGGATTCACACCCCAGAACGGATCCGCACTTCCTAGACTCTCGTCATCCGGTACCAAATAACCTAGGTCCGGAGCAGAGGCGACGTCAACAGTACCCTGAACAGGTAAATACCTTTTGTAAAGGTAAGAACCCTGATAATTCGGACGCCTTTCATCTTTTGGCACCCGATAGGATCTGAAGACGTGCGCAGTCTGCACACAGTCGAGAGGGACCCGAATACCCGCATCCGGATTTTCAAACGGAGGGATTTCGACCCGCTCAACCTGACTCATCAGCCAAGCAATAGTACTCGGTAAGAGTATCTTCTGCCTGGCAGACCAATCAACGAGATTGTTGATAAGAACGTAATAATCCTGCGGTGTAACGAGGTTCTTTAAATAGACTCCTCGTATATTATGGCCGTCATAAAAGTCGGCCCCACAGGATTCCCGGAAGGGTCCATCGTTTGGACCGTAGGACTTGTCCCGATTTGGGACTGAGCCCAGGTGCGTCAGTATGCGTAGGATACTCTCGTACGCATCTGCGACACAAACGATATCGTCTCCAAAGACGCCCCAGTTGCCGGCGGATCGCTCCGTCCACACACAGGACCAATCTTTGGATTCATCCGCGACACACGCCATAGTAGTTCTAGTTGGCGCAGTCGGGAATCCGTCAATGTATCCATTGACCTCGGACCAGTAGCTTTGACCATCTTTAGGTTGAGGACTGAATCTCGAACGGTCAGTTACGAACCCGTTGACGATCCATGGGATCCCCATTACGTTATAGACGGCCTTCACTACACTCGCGAAGATGATCGTTTGAAGAGGGAAGCAAAAGGCGTTCCCCATAGTTGCCATCATTGGCAAATCGATCACTTCTCCGTTTTCATCCCACTTGTACTCCTCACTGAAAGCCGCACTTGGCGACTTAACAATGGCGAGTTCAGAGCGGAAAATGCTAAGCCATGTCATCGCTCCCTTTGGGAGATAACGACGACAGAGCTCCATGCTGATGAAATCGGAAGCCTGTTTCAAATCGATCGTGCAGTACTCCCCAAACATCGAACCCAGTTGAGCCAGCTCAGCGTTTAAGCTAGGCTGATCTCTCAGGTCGATGTGGAAGAAGTCACGCAGTCTCTCCTCAAGAACAAACTGAACTCCCTTCTGAAAAAACATATTAAGAAGAGGTTCGGTCTTCACGAGGCGCGATATCTCGCGTTTCTTCGGGACAGGAACAATTTGCATCGGTTCCGCAACGAAAGGACTGCCAAACGAGAGGCTTCTAGCGATTTCGCAATTAACCCTCGTAGGATGGCAGGTGACCCACTGGTCAAAGAAATCAATGACCAGTTGATTAGAAGCGCTTAAGCGACTCAGTCCTATCTTTTCAAGGAAAGCAGTCGTCTCAGCGCCACTAGCATTACCAGGCCCGAAATCGACGTGAGCTTCAATGCTCGCTTGAGTAAGTAAAGGCATACCGTGTGGGTTGAAAAAATTCCACAAGATTTGCTTGAACTCGCCAAGTATTTCGTCGTCTCGGGGACCTAGACTCTCAGTAGGAAACTGCCAATTTTCCGCGTGTTCGCAGGCGCCTAAGAAGGCAACTACTGCCGCGGTATCAGCCAGCTCATGATCTATTTCCCCTTGGAACTTTTTGGGGATAGATCGTAATAAGGCTGAGGCAGCTCGCTGGGATATTGAGGCATCAGGAGCATCGTCTGGGATCGTACAATCTGCATCGCACGTTCCAATTCGATCGCCCAATACAGCACGAAGATCATTGCGGAGGTAAGCACAAAGAACAGTAAGAATACCCACATGTTACTCCTCAGATAAGGAAGTTTTGGTTTACCAGATTTCCGAGGTGCTGGCATCTTTACAGAGTACCAGTCAGTACTGTATCAGAGAGCCCTTGTGGGATCTGAGTCAGTAAGCCACAGTGCATGGATAACGCTGCCTTAATACTGACAGAGTCATATGTGTCTGCACCTGCAGGAACGCTAATGGTCGTCCGGATCAGCATGGTCTGGGTAGGCTGGTTAGCCAACACATTGACGCCTTTCCGGGTGAGCACTTCAAACACGTTCTTCGGAAAACTACGAATGACTCCACTAGCGCTCGGGATACCGAGAGTCTTGAATGCTCCTGGACGGAACATCGTGGAGGTGAAAGGGGACGAAATCAGGTTCACCAGCACATCAGTCTGAGTCCCACCGAGCGCAGTCACAGCAATCTGCTTTGACGTCGAATTCGGAGGAGTATCAGCAACATGAGTGTATGTAGGATCTGTTAGTCCCGAGATTGCCGCGCCGGTAATCGGCGACGTTGGAGAGAAAGCCATCGGATAGATATCCTTATCGGTTGTATGATTTGGGTAGCGTTTCCGATCAACGCAGACATTGGGCTATCAACGCCTAGTGTTAATCGTTTGGCTAACCAGTAAGGCCCCCATGTTTGCCCACTGGAATCCAGTCGGCATAAGTGTGAGGGTTAGATTCGGCAATCGCAGAGCTGGAATATCACGGGTATAGGAAGTTCTAGTGGCCAGAAACGGCACAGTAGTTCCGCCAGTACCTTCGTACCCTGCGTACGAGAGCAACTCGTGATTCAACCGACGAGTAAGCTCCAAAGCACTTGTGTTCTTGGTTGCAACAGAAACCCAGACCCAATCAGCTAGGAGTCCGTGAATACTGTTGAGAATCTGGCCAATATTGCTGAAGTAATCGACCAGCATAGAGTAGGGAGTTAACTCCCACAGCGTTGGTACGAACTCAGTCAGTTTAAAGCCCGAAAGGTTCGCAATATCCTCGGCACAACTCGCGTTGATGTCCTTATACTCCCACTTGACGACCCCTTTAAAAGTGGTCTTCGAGGTTTGAGAGTTAAGGCGTTCCTGGATATAAAACGTTCTCCATCCCATGAGTCCAAAGGACTCAGCGTGAACGGAGCCGTCATTGTCCACCGCAACGCCATGCACACGAGAAGTTTCAATTCTTTTCTCGTATGCTTTATAGGCCTCTGCCGCTCCTTTAATATCATTAAGAAGGGGCTGTAGACCGTAGGCGTTCTCTAACCACAAGTCGGCTATTCCTTTAATTAGCCGTCGATGATTACCCCCCTTACGTCTCAGCTTGCCGGCACGCGTTAAATACGTGTTGATCCCGTCACGCAAAGACTTCGCGGGGCTTCGAAGCATTCTAAGGGTTTCTCGAAGTTCGCCAAGAAAGACCATCCCCTTAACAGGAGACACGACTTTACCGGCGTTCGACAAGAAGTTACCTAAAGCCTCTTCGTAAGCTTTTTGGGAAGACACTGGGGGATCTGGCAGTTCAGGCAATAGCCCCGTAACTGTATCAGGGTACATACCATCAACCGTGCAAACGGAAGAGTATTTACCCCGTGAGATCACCTCTACTACGTCCGTAATTGAGTAAGGAGAAGATGCACTTTGTAAGTGCGCAATCTTCTTCTTCCAATCCGGAACGTCCACACCCGAACGGACTTGATCCCATTCAAGTAAGGAGGATTCGACGACATACACACCAGCAGATTCGCAGGTGCGTCGTCCCCAGTAGTATTTGTGTAAGGATTCATACACAATCAGTATCTCCATATGGGCAAAGTTCTAAGAACATTGTACCCATTGCCGGTAGCTCTGATAAGGATTTCAGAGCCACC